TAGCGCCTTGCGGTCGCTGCGATCAATCGTGACTCGATACGGGACCGCAAGTCCTGACACCTTGCCGTTGAATTTGTGCTCAAATCCTGGGATATCCAGCTCGCAGTAACACTCGTAGATCTCGCGCTCGTTGTCTTTTGGGTTGCGCATTGAATCAGGCTTCAATCCCTGCTGCGCGTTTTCCTCATCTTTCAGTGCATCCGGCTCAGGCGGCGTCGCGGTGCCCAATTCCACGTCACGATACACGCCCAAGATCTGCAGGCGCTTGACCGTGGTGGGCTTCATCATCACTTTGTGCGTGATGCGCTGAGCGTTGCCCAAGTCGGTGGCGCTTTGGTTGACGATGAGGTCGTCTGCATCCACCGACTCTGATACTTGCCGGTTCCTGATCGGGCACATGTAGACTTTTTTGAAGCCCGTGCCGTTCAAACCCGTCATGAACAGCATGCGATCGGTGTCTGGGTAATACTCGCTCGCCACCACGGTGAGATAATGGTTCATCTCGCGCTCAAGCAAGTTGGCTAAGGTGTCCTCGCCGCTCGTCGCGTTCACATCGTCGTTACGAATCTTGACCGGGCCGTCGGTGGGCAGGAACTCAGAGCGCGCATTGGCCTGAAACCGCAGCACCGCCTCCAGTAGCAGCGGGTGGCGCACCGTGCTCATGCCCTCCACGGGCGCGGTGTCGTTGGTGTTGCTCGCCGTAGACTTGATTTCAGGCTTGAGGCCCAGCAGCTTCACGCCGTCGGTGCAATAGTCAATCCACTCTTTGCGACTCGTAAGGTCGTCGGCAATGCTGTCCAGCAGATCTTCGGTGAGCATTGACAGCGCATCGTGGCCGATGTCTTCGCACAGGTTGTCGTACCAGCCTTGGTCGCGCTTTGCCTCTAGCGCCTCCTCAATCGGCTTGCCGTCCAGCGACACCGTGACCGAACCGTCGCCGTGCTCAATCTCAATGACCGCGCCTTTCTCGTCTACGATGGGCTGATCATCGGGATCGTTCGCAACCTCTACGTGAATCTCAGGCAGATCCAAAGCCGCCGGTGCGAGACCTAAGCCGGACGCGAGGTTGTGCGGGACTGCGCTCACGCGTCGGCAAACTCCGTCGGAACTACTCGCCACTCGCCTTCGTTGCCGATCATGTACGCGGGAACGTCGGGCGCGTACCATTGCTGCAGCACTGCGCCCGTGGGCCCGTTCACCCATCTCAGCTTCGCCGTCGGCTTCCAGTCGCCGTTCATACGCGCCCCGTGGCGATCAGCACGATCAAGATCAGCAGCAAAATGGTTGCCCCGCCGATGCCGTACGTGTGCGGGTAGTAGCCGCGATAGCCGCCGCCAAACGCGCCGAGAATGAGGAGAATCAACAGGATTGTCAGTAGGTTCATTTGTCACCGCCGGCTGCGAACTGACCCTTCTTTTGCTCACGATCCCATGCGACGTTCTTGCTCGCGTATTCGTCAAGCTGATCGGGCGTCTTGAACTGCGTCCACAGCGCCGTGTCGGACATATGCTCTCTGAAGTAGCGCCAGCGTTCGGCGTCTCGGATGTTGTCCTTGCCACCTTGAACGGCTGCGGTGAGGTCTATGTGCGCGGGTACCTGCGGCGACCGAGCGCTGTAGATGTTGGGCATGAACGGCGTACCGGTGTTAAGCGGCGTCTGCACGTTGTAGGTGTGGACGTTGTACGTGGTTGGCGCACCCGTCGCGTCGGTCAATTGATACCATGGCACGTCAGGCGGCGGCTGCAACGGGTTCAATGCATTCCCCTCAAAGCAATCTCATAACTGAATCGTTCCATTCCCAACTGCGCCGCCGCTTGCTCGTGGATCGCCAACACCTCGTACCGGCGCTTCTCGCGCTGGAACGGCGGCTTGGTGCCCCAGACGTGGACTTCCCAGGTGTAGGGGCGCGTGAACACGGAAATGAGCTTGCACACGCAATTGGCGGGAATGTCAGGGCGGATTACCGGAGGTGAGCCGTTCATCACGGCAGTCTAACCCAGTTTGTGTTGCGCTGCACCATTAGACGGGGTACAGGGGCATCTGCCGCCCCTGATAGCGCTTGAGCGCCTCGGACTCCACCTCAATCTCCTCGGTCCTCGCCAGCATCCCGCTATCTCGCAGGTGGCGCATGCCCATTGACACGCAGTCGGTCAAGTCGTCCTTGTTGTTCTTGCGCGACGGGTTAAAGAGCGCCACTTCCTCAATGACCATCTCAGCCCACGGGCGGTCGGGCGCGAACACGAGCGACTCTTGGAACAGTGATTGCACCGAGTACAAGCGCGCTGTCTTGTCCTGCGACTTCGGATCAAACATCTGTAGCCCAAAGCGCTCGTTGAAGTACAGCCGCCGTATCTCCTGCGCAATACTGATACCCGCCGCTTTGTTCTCAATCATCACCAGCTCGCACTTGAACTGGCGCGCGGTCGCAGCCACCTTTTCCACCAAGTTGTGAAACTCAAGCCGCTCGCGCCACGCGTACATCAGCATCGCTCGAGGCGTGACGCCGCTGTAGGCGCGGTTGGTTGCAACCGATTCCCATGTGGGCCGGCTTTGGCGACCACCGACTCCATCAGACAACCCCACGATGCGCGTCACGCGCTGCACGGACGGCGGCGTGAACACGCCCCACACGATCATCGCGCTCGCGTCGTTATACGTCTCTGCCGTATATGCTGTGTCCACCATCGCACAGATGTAGTCAAACGGCGGGTAGTCTTCTTTGTCCCACAGCACCCACCAGTCGCGTTCAATGATGCCGCCGCCCTTCGGTGACGGGCGCTGCTGTATCTGTCCCGCAAACACGAACTTGCCCATGCGGGTCTCAAGCCTTGTCAGCGCAGCCTCGCCCACCTTTGCGGGCCACAGCAACTCGCCTTCCTCAGTGCGCGGATCAGACCAGCCGATGGATGTCGTGTGCGATGCGCGCCACTTCTCATACCGACCCGGCAGCACAAGAAAGTCCCAGCCATCGGCTTCAAACTCTTGGATGTGTCCCGTGAGATCGTTCTGCGCCAAGCGCTGCTGAATAATTACGATGGCAGATAATTCTTGATCGTTAGGGCGCGTGGGCATTGAGATACGCCACCAGTCAAGCGTCGTCTCAAGAGTGGCTTCTGATTCCATCTCATTAGCCGCATTGGGATCGTCAATGACGATTATATTTCCACCTTCACCAGTGACGCGGCCACCGATACTGGTTATTAGTCGCTCGCCACCTTGGTCGTTAGTAAAGCGGCCCTTGGTGTTCTGATCCGATGCCAACTCAAACCGATTGCCCCAAAGCTTCTGATACCACTCGGACTCAATGAGCCGCCGGCACCGAACTGAGTCACGACGCGAGAGGTCATCGCCGTACGATGCGTACAGGAACGGCACGCCAGGACCGCAGGTGTGCGAGCGATGCTGCTGCGCCCAGGTCCATGCCGGGAACGCCACCGACGTGATCAGGGATTTGCCGGAGCGCGGCGGCACGTTGATCACCAACCGCTTGATGTCGCCGTAGACCACGGCTTCTAAGTGTTCGCAGATGGCCTGCAGGTGCCAGCCGTCCGCGAACGGGCTAGGGTCCATGTAGCGCCAGCCATGGCGCAGGAACTCGTACATGGACTCCTCGCAGTCAACGCGATCAAGGTCCAGTAGCTGCGCGCGTGGGTCTACGCGCTTCGGGATGTCAGCCATCGGCAGCGGCGAGCCCCGTTGGCGCATCCAGCGCCGCATCCTCACCGGCCATCTCCAGCATCAGCGCGCGGAGCTGGTCGCGCTTCTCGGGGCTGAGGCGGCTGCTGTCAATGACGGGCGCGGCCGATGCTCGAGTATCCTTGACCGCGAGCACGGAGGTGCGCTGCCAGCCGGCGCGCGTCTCGCACCAGAACTTCGCCGCCTCAAATGCCTTCGGGTGATCGCGGTCGGTGGCGATGTCGTGGATGGTCTTGGCCGCCATGTAGTTGAACGCGGGGCCGGCGCGGTCTAGCTCCTGCCAATACAACTCCCGTAGCGTGCCCGCAGGGATGTGGATCATGATGGCGATCTCCACCTCGGGTACCCCTAGCCCGTGAAGCTGGAACACCATCTCGCGCGACTCAGGCGTCGGCACGTGGTCCTGACCCAAGGGCAGGCCCTTGATGATGGTCTTCAGGCGCGCATCGCCCCGCAGCAGGGCGTGGTTGATGGCAAGCTCAGCGCGCTTGCGTTTGCGGTCGGCGGTGCGTTTGCGCGACTCGGGCGTGGAGGCCGCGCCGCGACGGGGGCGACCGGGCGGGCTGGGCGGGCTGGGCGGGCTGGGCGGGGCGTCGGTCATGCCGGGGCGTGCCACAACGGAGGGCACCACCTGCCGTCCTTGTCGGGATGACAGCTCGGCGGCGGTAGGATTTGGATCGCCCGGCAGTCGTGATGAATGGCACGGCGCTGCGAGTCATCCAAGCCGTACCACAGATCAAGCATGTGCGTGGCGCGGTCGTAGGTGAAGTTGCCAGCCGCGATCTCTAGGTCCCAAGGCCCGATATCCGAAGGCGGCACCTCCATGCGCGCCAATGGCGCCAACCACCCGCGCGTCGGCGGCAGGAATATCGTGCGCGTGCTCGCGATAGCCGCTGGCAGCACGAGGGCTGCGCCGCCCAAGAGCTGCATCAGCCGGCGGCGGGTCATCACGACAGGATGTGTCGCGTTGTCGGAAGCCACCGGTGTCATAAGCTAACTCCTTGATCCGCCTAGCCGCACGCCAATCGTGCTGCATCGCGTCACGCGGAGTATGTCAGACAATTCCTACACTGACCAGCAGCAGCGTCCTACAGCAGCGCACTTAAGTGTGGTCAATTATGAATTTCTCTAATTGATCAACAACGGAGACTAGGATGGACAAGATGGGACAGATCGGTCGATCGGTGCGACAGGTGGCGACGCTCAGCGGTGCTACGCGACGTTCAGCGACGTTGCGCGACATGTGCGCGGGCATGGCGCTTGCTGGGCTGCTGGCGAGTGCGGGCGCAGAGGCGATGCAGGGCGGCGGTGGCCAGAACAGCCAGTCGCAGGCGTATTTCGTATGCCCGAACGGGGGCTACTGCGATCCGTACCAGGCGGCGTTCGGTCCTACGCCGATTGATGACATCAAGCTTGGCGGTGGCTATTGGGACGTGACGTGGTCGCAGACGGCACCGGCAACCTCGCCGTTCGTACTGTCAACGACCGCAGCAGCGCCGGGCCAGCCGTTGACCGGGATTGATGCGGCCGATGCGCTGGTTGCGTTCTACGACGAAATACCGCCGCCGGTGAATTACTGCTGTGCTGATAATGGATATCAAGCAATCACGGCATTTTCACCGGGAGCGGCGTCGGGTCTAGCGGGGTTGGCGCCAACTACTCCCGGTGACGTTGCGGAGCCGTTTCCCGGCTATGGTGCTATTGCCCTGTATGCCCCTAACTTGCGTAATCAAATAAGCTTTATCGGTGGCACCAACGGCGGCTATGCGGGCGAGTACACCATCTGGACCCCGGTGGCAGCCCCCACCCACGTCCCCGAACTGGACACCAGCGGCCTCTCAGGCGCAGCCACGCTGCTGCTGGGCGCGCTCGCCGTGGTGCGGGGACGCCACCGGTAAAAAAGCCCCCTGTCCTGGCTGGGCTGTACCGGCCGGGTCGGGGGCTAGGAGGGAGACCCTGACAGGGGAGGTGCCGGGTCACGGCTAACCATACCACCCCTTTGCTGCAGTTGCACCTACGGCTCGTCGTGCATCGCGTCGCGCATCCTCGCCAGCACGCAAGCGAGCTTGGCACGGTCACGCTGCTGCCGTAGGAGCTTCTCCAAGCCGGCAGCCCACCGCTTGGCATCCGCCATTGATCCAAACGCCATACGCTGCGCTGGAGCGCCTTTAATGCGCACCACGGCCAGGACTCGAGAGCGGCCGTCTTTGGTGACGTAGGGACGGAAGTTCGCCATGGGACGCCACCGGTCTGGATAGGGGATCAGAATGAGTAGCACAGATCGCACCCAAATAATAGGTTCAGACCATTGAACCCACTCGTGGTAGAGGGTTGAACCCACTCACCGCCGGTAGAGACCAAAGAATAATTATATTCCTATTATTACTATTACTATTCTTCTTATTACTAATCCTACGATTTTTGACCCGGCGCGGACCAGGCCGGCCACCCTAGCCCAGAGGGGACCCCCTAGCCCAGAGGGGACCCAAAAAGATACCTGAACCCGGCTGAAGAGCCGCCGGCCTAATAGGGGGCATATGACAGGGCGGGGCGCAGTACCGGTACATCGGGACCCGCGATCCTGGCAGCAGGGGGGTGCCGGGGCTCGCCGGGCCTATTAGGCCGCTCGAATCGCTGCCAGCTCGCTAGATATCTAATCATTAGCCTTCCTGGTCCATTTAACATAATCGGTATTATACGCAGTTTGCGATGCACAATCAATAGAATCAATAACTTGCAAGCGTTATTCGGCAGACTGCGCACCTGGTCGCGCTAGACTTGCCAGATTGCGACCTTGAGCGACGCGCCGAAGTTTTACGGTTGTCACGCAGGTCACGTGATTTGTCACGGGTTTGTCACGGGTTAACTGCTTGATGTCACTAACTTTTGGCTTTTTGACCGTTTCAAACTTTTGAGAGACACATGAGCCTCACTGTCTCCCACCAAAGCACATCAGCATAGTATTGTGCTCTTGCCTTTGAATTCTTCTAAAAAGTAAAAAGATTAGTGACATCAAAGACTTAACCCGAGACAAACCCGAGACAGACCCGTGACAGACCCGTGACACCCGTGACAAACCAAACGACCGCAAAGCACCACAAAAAATACATACCATTAAGTTTCCGTAATGCCCCTTGACATACCGGCTGCGCTCCATAAGATAGCCCTGTCGATTAGATTTATTGATTACCACGGACACGGAGACAGCCAGCATGACCACGATCCAAGCATTTAACACACGGCGGCTTTATTCAAAACATGGTCAGCGAATCGCCTATGCGCGTCTGAAGTCTGGCAATGTTGCCATGGTGGACATTGATCGCCACCTTGACTACGTGTTGCTGCATCGTCCCGATTTCACGCCGAACCATGCTTCAGTTTTACGCGCATATGATGCCAATAGAACCGCGAGCTACAGCAAGGAAGAGTATGAAGAGGCGGAAGCGCTGCGGGCCGCACTGGAAGTCGCAGCGGCCGCCCTGTAACAGCCCCTAGCGCTAGCCCATCGGTCAACGGTGGGCTATCTGGTAGAGACTGACAGCGACACATAGGAGCACAAAGTAATGAACGAACGATTTTACGAACCCGGATTCTCGGAAATGAATGTCGCACGCGAGGATGCATATGACGCGGGCTGCGATGCATTCATTACCGGAGAGTTGAGAGATGAATGCCCGTACGCCGATTCTCGTTTAGCAATGGATTGGCTTGATGGATTTGACACGACGCGCATGGAGTCGGAGGAATAACTAACATGGCATGGAAAAAATCAACGACCACAAAGCACACTTGCGGCGGTCCCGTTTACGGCCGCAAGACACCAGGTTGCCCCAGGTGCGACGAATTGATCGCGGGAGCGGCGCCGGTACAGTGGCATAAGGCTACTCGATTCAGCTACACGATTGACGAGATACGCTCGCACGATTGCAAAAAGAGCGGGTGTCTGCCGATTTGCACGTTTGGCGATTGGTAACACACATAGGAGCACACTGACATGGCACACATACTCACCCGCTACATTGCACTATGGATTACGCTGAGCAACATACAGCGATGCGCGACTACAGCTCTTGACATAAAGCGCCATTACCGAACGGCAGACGCGCTATGGTTTGCATTCAGGCATACGCGGTCAATACTGTGCCCGCGTTTCCTATACGCGCATACGCTTCCACGATAGCGCCCATCCCCTAGCAGCTCGCACATCGGGCTGCTAGCTGATCGGCACTAACGCACACACAGGAGCACAGACAATGACAGACACAGCACAGCGGCCCGACTGGCATGTATTGCCAGCATATGCCAGCGAACCATTACAACCTTTACTCGGAGCGACAATTGACGGCGGCGCATCTTATACGATCGTTGCGCAGCTACAGTCAGAATGGCGTGCGCATGAATTGGCGGATGCACTGAATGCGGCGCCGATATTGGCGGAAGCGCTCCGAGAGTGCATCACGGACACGAGCGCGCTCGCATCTAGCACTACGGTTCGGCTTATGGCTATTAATAAGATCGTTCGCGCCGCACTCGCACGCACACATAGGAGCACAGACAATGTACTCGGTAACTAAAGATACGCCACACGGCACAGTTGAATTGCGAGCGGAGAACGTTGACGCACTGGCATACGTGATCGAGTCGGTAACGATGCGCTACGACATGGCCGCCGCGCTCCGAGCGCTGCAGACCGTTGACCGTTTGAACGTGGCGGAATGGTCCGCAGCAATGCGCGCAGTTGATGCAGCGCTCGCAAAAGCCAACGGGCACTAGCCTTGCCAGCAATTATCAGTTATTCTAATCATGCACATTTACTAGGTAGATAAACATAGGAGTAGAGAAAATGTCGAATTGGAAACCTGAGGTTCTAGTCAACGGTCAATGGGGACAAAATGCACTGGTGTTCGCCACTGAGGAAGAGGCAATTGCCAATGCTCGCAACCTTTTTTGGCGGTGGACATTGTGCGCCGACTATCGCGCGGTGCCGTCGGAAGATCCCGTTAACTATCGGTGGGATCCAACTGTGGGCTTAGTGCCCGTATCGGAGACTGTCAGCGCTGCCGTTTGACTGTCCCTAATGCGCATCTATGGAGGTGCGCATTGTGGATCGGTTAACTACGGATGGAGGTAAGGACGATGACACAGCTAATGGTTAAAAACGGCCGCCGGTATCGGCGTGCAACGCAAAGTGAAGTATGCGAGTCTGCCAGCGCTTATGCGTTTAAATCCGTGGTTGGGACGGTTCTGCGTTCTCCGCGCGCAAGCGTAGACTTTCTCCGCGCGCAAGCCGGCCTCGAGTATGAGCAATTCGGGGTTATCTACTTGGACAATAGGCATCGCGTGATTCGCGTCGCTGTTCTGTTCAACGGGACCATCGACGGCGCATCGGTTCATCCGCGCCAGGTAGTAAAGTCTGTACTGACAGAGAATGCGGCTTGTGTGATTCTCTTCCATAATCATCCGAGCGGAGTAGCGCAGCCGTCAAACGCCGATGAAATCATCACGCGACGCATAAAAGATGCGCTCGCATTGATTGATGTTCGCGTATTGGATCACGTAATTATTGCGGGGAATGACAGTCTATCAATGGCGGAACGCGGATTAGTCTGACAATCGCGGGTTAGCTGCGCTCGCAATGATTAGAAAAATGCATTGCAGCTAACCCGCATTAGGAGGTGAGTAGCGTTATTCCCAATTATCAGTTATTCTAATCAGCTATTTTGACTAGGAGGATAATCATGCCAACGACACGTGAAATTGACGTTTACCAGTTTGACGAACTAAGCGACGACGCCAAGGAAAAAGCCCGAGAATGGTATCGGCGCGCATCTGCCGATGACACATTCTGGCAGGAAACTGTGCTGGATGACGCGGGGATCATACTGCGCAAATTGGGCTATTGCGATCCCAAAATCATGTTTACCGGCTTCTGGTCGCAAGGTGACGGTGCGTGCTTTACCGGATCATGGTATAGCTCCGACTGCAAGCCAGACGCATTGAAGGAATACGCGCCGGTAGACGCCGAACTAACCCGCATTGCAGACGCAATGGGCGCACTGATCGCTGCGCATCCAGGTATGTCGGCGTCAATCACGCATTGGGGACATTACTACCATGAGATGAGCGTATCTATTGAATGCAATTTTGAGTATGACGATGAAACCGGCGGCGACCAGCCGAATATGACCGCAGATGCAGAGGCGGAAGAAACGTTTACCGAACTATCGCGCGATCTTATGCGCTGGATTTACCGCACGCTTGAAAAAGAGTGGGATTGGCAGAATGCAGACGAACAAGTGGACGAAAACATCAGATGCAACGAATACGAATTTGACGTTGACGGCAAGCGAATTTGACTAACCTTAATGCGCATCTGCATAGGTGGGCATTGTGGATTAGTTAACCTACGGATGGAGGATATATGACGACCGACATTAGCAACAGTGACGACATTATTAATGTGCGCGATATTATCGCCCGCGTTGAAGAATTGGAGGATGCAGTCTCCCAGGACGACATTGATGCGCTAGTGCGCTCCGACGACGCGACCGAGCTAGTAGCGCTCAGAGAGCTGTTGGGGGAATTG